CGAAAGTGTATCACCGCGGATCTCATCCGCAACGGTATCCCTTCTGCATTAGCGGGGGCTGTAGTTAAATACTACGATCCTGCTAATGAAGATTATCTGCTACGGGTCGATGCATGGCAGTCTTTGCTATGCTTAAACTACGTAACAGCGGAGTATTTATGCTATATTCCACCTCAGTACATCGAGTACGGAGTTGTGGCGCGTAAATACGGTAACCTAATACTTGTTGCTTCACCAGTGATGGTGGAGCAGCTCCATGCCGTAATACGGCTGGTCTACAAGTATAAAGGTACACCGCGCAGAGACACGGATTGGGAATCGGTTAAAGACCGTTTCCGCCGACCGGGCGCAATTACGCTCGATACTACGGAAATCGAGGGTATAAGGCGAGTACTTAGTGTACTACGCCCTCCTTCTTCGTGGTCGGAATTGCCACCCGGGAAATTCGGGCCTGGAACTACGAGTGAGCGCGCAAGTATACATGAACGGTGGAGCTGGGAGATTTCTCTTCCTTACTCTGTTCCGTTTACTGTATATAGCTTGCGACTCTTGGATACCAAATTCGGTATGAATTTTGAACGACCTCCCCTTGTTCACCGCTATGGTGTAACAAGAGTTGGCGAAGTTCCAAAATCTATCAAAACCAACAGATTCGTATCAAGTGAACCTGCTGGGAACATGTACTCACAAATGAGCGTAGGAGCAGCATTGACAGAAGAAATGCGTAAGCATTTCCGACGCAATACCAATCTTATCGATCAGGCGGAGCATAATGCGCTTATGTTTAGTAGACTTAAGCGCTATACACGTTCTGGTATACCATACTACGTCAACTACGCCACTATTGATTTAAGTGACGCAAGTGACCATGTTTCTCGTAGACTAGTCAGCCTACTTCTCCCTCAGTGGAAAGAATTCCTCTTTGGAGTTCGATCTACTTTTGCTCGCTTCCCAGACGGTGAGTTGGTTCCTTTACGGACCTTCGCACCTATGGGGAGTGGAGTCTGCTTTCCGGTCCTGAACGC